AGAATCTTGCACCTTCTAGATTTTCTAAAGCAAATTCATAAATCTGTATATCTATCCCTAGAGTTGTAAGATATGGTGTTGAACCACCTATAGTAATTGTATCTTCAGTTGTTTCATATGAATCTAAGAATATTCCAATGTATGGACATCTAGGTTCAGATACAAAATCAGAATCCTCTACAACTATTGTTGAAGCTCTACCATTAATTGTTGATGTTCTAGAATCATTTTCAAATATTGTTTGTATTGCTTGTTCTATTCCTAAGTAATCTATAATTGCCATTATCTTCTAGCCGTCCCTTTCATTTTATTTCTTAGTCTTGTTTGTTGCCTTTTGTAGCCCTTGTTAAAATATTTTGTAATTATTCTTTGTGCATAATCTTCTGTAGGCAATGATTCTCTTTTTTTAACATTACCTATACCTTCTTCATGTACTGAAAAATAAGATGCTGTATTACCCACAGCTATTGTAACTTTTCCTGCCTTTGCTTTTTTTAATGATGTAGGTTCTGAAAAATAATTTTTAAACAAGTTACCTGTTCTTTCTAAAAGAGCATATCCTGGTTTACGAGGATTGAACTTTTGCCTTTTCCATGACCAATATGGTGATTTCCTATCTTTAGGTCCAGGGTATTTTTTACCACCTGGTTGTTTACTGTTTAGCCATCCTTTTCGTGTAGCTTCTAACAATTCTTTAGCTGAATCTCTAGCAACTTTTGGTAGCTCTTTTGTTTTAAAGTCTTCCCAAACGCCAGTAAATCTTTTATTCAATCGCTTTACATCACCCCTTATTGTTCTAAGGTCTGGTTTAAAAGTCATTTGTAATCCTGATGGTTGTTTTGCCATTATTCTAACTCTGGTTTATAAGTATTGTCCCTAACTTTATCAAAGTCATCTTGAAGTCTGTCACCATCTGTTTGCTGGTACACATCATTAATTACAGAGAATGTTGGGTCAAAGTTTTGTGTATTACTGTGTATGCCGCCCTCTGATTGATATGTTAATACTTCATTACTACTTGTGACTAGAGCTAGATTGCCAGAGTTTATTGCTGATAAAGTGTTATAAATGTTTTCATATCTGGCTTCTACCCATTCATTTTTACTTCCTATTTCTTGTGTAAAAAATCTTTCTAATATTTTAACTACCGAGAACTCGGTACTTATAGTTTCAATTATAGGTATTGTTGAGCTAAAAGGTAGTGAGTAATTGTTTCCAAGATATCCATTTACTTCTGCTTCTGCTTGGTCTATAAAAAATGCAATAGATGAAGATGATATTGTAGTCATACTTCCAATTCTTGGATATAGGTTATAGACATTTGCAACTGTTGTATAAATTGGCATACATCAATTATAACTCAGTATGATTGCAATTACTACATGAATCGTGTATTATTACCTCAAGATTACCATGAGTAACATACCTAATAATAACAAATACAACATAATTTATGCTGACCCACCCTGGAAATATGTCACAGGTGATGATGGTCACTATCCAAGAATGTCATTTGAAGAATTAGAAGCTTTGAATGTACCAGAGATTGCTGACACAAATTCTTATCTTTTTTTATGGGGAACTGCACCAATGTTACAAGAATCCTTACTAATACTTGATATATGGGGGTTTTGGTATAAAACTGTAGCTTTTGCTTGGATAAAAAGAAATAAAATAAATAAACAATATAGACTTGGTAATGGTCGTTATACTAGAAGTAATATTGAATTTTGTTTATTAGGTACTAAAGGTAACTTAACAATACAATCACATACTGTGAATCAGATAATAGATGAACCTATAAGAAAACATTCACAGAAGCCAGATATTGTTAGAGATAGAATTGTTGAACTTCTAGGTGATATACCTAGAATAGAGTTATTTGCAAGAACCAGACATGAAGGTTGGGATGCTTGGGGTAATGAACTATGAAAACAGAAAAGTGGCAATCAACAAAATATCTAGATTATTTAGTATCTAACAAGGGTCGTGTGAAATCTCTTAAATATACAAGAGGAACACATTACAGGATATTGTCTCAAAATCCAGACAAAGATGGTTATATGTGTGTAACATTGTTTCCTAACAAAAAATATGTAAAAGCTAAAGTTCACAGGTTAGTTGCTGAAGCTTTTTGTAAAGGTAAATCAAAAGTTAAAAGATGGGCATTACACAAAGATGGTAATAATAAAAACAACAATGCAAGTAATTTATATTGGGGTACTCCTGCTGACAATACTAGAGATATGCACCTTCATGGTAATGCAAAAAATTGGTGGACTTCTGAAAAGAATATTGCCAGAAAATTAAAACTACAATCAGTAAAAAGAATAAAAAGAATATTAAAAGAAGATAAATCATGGGGTGTGCAATCTCGTTTAGCGAGAGAATACAATGTAGCTCCAAAAACAATATCAGATATAAAGGTAGGTAAGTCATGGGCAAATATAGTTTAGACATCAACTTAGTTGTAGCAGGTATGGAGATTAATCCTCGTACTTTGGAAGAAAAATCTTTAGGTGGTAGTGAAACAGCAGGTCTATGTATGGCTAGAGAGTTAGCTAAGTTAGGTCATAATGTAACTTTGTTTTGTAATACAACTTACGAAGGTAAACATGAAGAAGTTCAATTTCTTAAGTTAGATAAGCTACAAGGGTTTATGCAATATTGTCCTTCTGATGTAACTATTGTTCAAAGAATCCCAGAAATGTTTCATAAAGGAATTAAGTCTAAAATTAACATTTTGTGGCAACATGATGTTGCAATTAAAAGTCAGAGAAAAGCTTTTCATGGTGGTTTGTGGAATATGGATGAGGTTTGGTGTTTATCTGAATTTCATATCAAACAACAAGCTGACATATATCAAGTTGATAAAGATTTGTTCTGGAGAACAAGAAATGGAATTGATTTAATTGAAAGACCCAAAAGCAATAAGAATAGAAACAGAAAAAGATTAGTTTACACAAGTCGTCCAGAAAGAGGTCTAGATATTTTGCTATATGATATCATGCCTAAGATTTGGGCAAGAGATAAAGAAGTTTCATTGTCTATTGCAGGTTATGACAATACTACTCAAGAAATGGCAGGATTCTATCAACAGTTGCAAAATGAAATTGTATCATGTCAACAAAGAGGTTTTGATGTCAAGCACCTTGGAGCATTGACTAAAAAAGATTTATATGAGTTCTACAAAGAATCTGGACTTTATGTTTATCCTACTAACTTTAAAGAGACAAGTTGTATAACAGTTATGGAAGCACAAATGTGTGGATTGCCAATGGTTTGTACTGATGTAGGTGCTTTGCCAGAAACAACTAAACATAGGTCTGCTATGTTAGTTCAAGGTAATGCTAAATCAAAAGAGTATCAAGATAAGTTTGTAAACCATGTATTTACACTTTTAGAAGATGATTTTCTATATGAACAAAAACAAGAAAATGGATATGAGATAAGTTCTCGAAATGACTGGTCAACAATTGCAAAAGAATGGGAAGAAAGACTATTGTCTCTTTTTGAAGAAAGAGTTTCTAATAAATATACTTTAGCAAAACATTTGTATACCAAAGAAGAAATCATACCTTTGAAACAGTTAACAAAAGATGATATTGTTTGGAGAAAAAAATTACAACAAGAATATCCTTATCTTTATAAACCAGAACTATACAAACCTTTTTACGAAGAATTAGGTAAAGAACTTAAAGAAGAATTAGAGTCTAAAATAAGTGATATAAAAATACAAAGATATGCAAGAGTAGATGTTGCTCTTCAAACTATAAACAGATATTTGACAGAACGTAATATCTCTTATCCTAACATTCTAGATTATGGAAGTGGCATAGGTAACGAAAGTGCTATCTTCACACAAATCTTTAATGCAGATGTTACTTCTGTCAATATCTCAAGTGCTGAGTTAGATTTGACTGAATCTTTCTTAAACAGCAATTTAAAGGATTCTTCTAAGATAAGTTTAGTCCAAGCTAGTTGTCCAACTGAATTAGAGAAAGATGGACATGATGTAGTTTTCTGTGGTGAAGTATTAGAGCATCAACCAGAACCTTGGGATTTTGCTGACAAGTTGGAACATTCAGTAAAACGAGGTGGATTAGTTGCAATAACAGTTCCTTATGGTCAATGGGATGATGTTAGAAAAGCACACCTTTGGAATTATGAAAGAAATGACTTGCGAGAAATGTTTAGTCACAAAGATAATTTTTCTATTCAAATGTGTTCTGGACCTAGGAATAGTGCTGTTAATGATGACCTTGGTTGGTGGATTGTTACATGGACTGCAAATCCAAAGATAAAAAGTAAGAAAATTAACATGGATAGAAAGCTTACAATACAAGCTCCAAGACAAACAGTATCAGTTTGCATGATTGTAAAAGATGGAGAAGATATGTTGAGAAGGTGTCTTAAATCAGTAAGTCCTGTAGCTGATGAGATTATTGTAGTTGATAATGGCTCTACAGATTCTTCAGTAGATATTGCCAAAAGTTTTGGTGCAGAAATTAGAACTTGCGAACCTGCAACACAGATAGGATTTGATACTGCAAGAAACGAATCTATTAGAGATGCAAAGAGCGATTGGATATTGTGGATTGATGATGATGAAGAATTTACACAATTGCCAAACTTATATAAGTATCTAAGACACAATTGGTTTAAAGGTTATTCAATTAAACAACATCACTTTACAGTAGACCCACCAGGTGGTTTTAAAATTGATATGCCTATTAGACTTTTTAGAAATCATAGAGATGTAAGATTTTTTGGTTTTGTGCATGAACACCCAGAAACAAAAATAAATGATGGTGTAGGACAAAGCACAATATTGTCAGATGTAAATATTGCTCATGATGGTTACTTCACAGAGGAAGGTAGAAGAGGAAGATTTATGAGAAATATAAATCTGATGTTAAAAGACAGAGAACTTTATCCAGAAAGAAACCTAGGTAAGTTTTTAATGATTAGAGATTGGGTACATTTAGCAAGATATGATGCAGAAAAGAATGGTGGTAATTTAACACCTGAAGGTATCATGTATTTAGAAAAAGCTATTGCCTCTTTTAAACATGAGTTTTTAAATAGTGATAATTCACAAGTTCATTTTTATTTATCAGATGGATTAGATTTTTACTCAGAGGCATTAAGTTTACTCGGTCGTGGTTTAGAATATAAAACTTATGTAGATATAAATCTTAAAGATACTACTTATAATGGTAAAGATGTAACAGCTAGGTTTGAAAGTAATGAAGATTATTTAGCTTGGATGAAAATTGTTTTAAAAGCTAAGTCAGAACCTTTTGAGGGAGAGTATAGATAATTGTGGATAGTACCCAAGAACTTACCTATTTATCATTATGCACAGGATATGAAGGCATTGGGATTGGACTCAAAAGAATTTTCCCAAACCTCAGAACACTCGCTTATGTGGAGAGGGAAGCATACGCAATCCAAAACTTGGTTGCAAAGATGGAAGAAGAAAAAATCTCTCCAGCGCCTATCTACACAGATGTTAAAACCTTCCCATACAGAAAGTTTCGAGGACTCGTTAGTATCATCAGCGCAGGATTTCCATGCCAACCCTTCTCTACTGCTGGAGTTCGCAAAGGCACTAATGACGAAAGACACTTATATCCATCTATTGCAGATGGGATATCAGAATGTCAACCCAGATTGGTTTTCCTCGAAAATGTTGAGGGAATCATTTCAACAAGAAGTGGAGACACAGGTAATCCCGTACTCTTTGATGTCCTTAGAGACTTGGACAAAAGAGGTTACGAATGTTCGTGGGGCGTATTCTCAGCGAGTGAAGTGGGTCACCCACACCAAAGAAAAAGAGTCTTTATCTTGGGCTACTCCAAGCACTATGGACCACTTACCCCAGAGGTCTCTTAAGAAACAAATTGAAGAAACACATAGAAGACGAAGACCTTGTAATTTAAGAGAACAAGTAGACCCAATAACTGCAACTGTTTTTGCCCTTGCAGAAAAAATAGATGAAAAAAATAATTGGCAAACACCAAGAGCTTCTAACATGGGTAATTCAGAACAATTTATTGCTATGGGAAAGATAAATTCTTTGCTCACACAAGTTAGAATCAAAGCACAATTAATGTACCCTACACCATCTGTTGGTGATACAGAAGGTGGTAAACAAACTGATAGAATAGAAAGAGGAGATAAAGGATGGAAACTAAGAAAGAAAAACAGACCGGAAGTAACTTATGGAGCAAAGCTGAGAGACGCTATGATTTACGAAGAGTGTCAAGACCTGCCGAATCTGTTAGACATTGGGAAGAGCCTAGAGTTGAATCCAAATTGGGTAGAGCAACTAATGGGGCTTCCAAAAGGGTGGACAGATTGCGACTCCTAGGCAATGGTGTTGTGCCTGATGTAGCCACAATTGCTTTTGTCACCCTTTATAAAGATTTGCTAAATAAGAAATTATAATATTGTCATTTTTACAAAATAACAAAACCTTCTCTTAGCTTGTACTTTTTTTTGATAAACTCTTATTGCTGAAGAACTTACATTTGTCATATTAACACCTCGTATTAGTGATGTGTCTTTTAACGCATGACCTATGCGAGTCTTGTAGCCCATGACTTATGGAGTGCTTTTGTCCCATGCACTATGGGTAGTATGAGGGAGCATGAAGCTCCCCCACATATAGTGTTTAGTCAACACAGTCAGTCCATAAGTAACCTAACTCAGGAGCTACAATCTTTTCATCTTGATAGTATTGTACTCTTAAGTTTGTGTAGTTACCATGGTCTGGGTCTTCCCATGTTTCAACAGCATATGGTTGTCCACCTAATAGTGGGTTGCTCCATCTGAAGGAATAACCTAATGAAGGTTCTTTTCCATCTGTTTCAGGTCCATTAACGTGTGCAAGAACTGTGTTCTTACCCCAAATGTCGCTGAAGCTGTCTGCTTGATTTTCTTCTGCTGTATTTTTAATTGATGAACCAATTAAAACTTTTTCAACATCAAATAAAGCTGCAAGTAAGTCAGTAGTTACAACACCTCTTTGAACATACTTGATTCTGTCAAGAATGTCAGCGTGTCTTAATAAAGCATTGTAAACTTCTTTACCAAAAATAATTAAATTTGGCTCTAGACCTGTTGTGCTTCTAATTGCTGATTTAGCAGTTTGAATATCTGCGAATGGGTCAGAAGTACCAGCAGTTGAGCTGTTCCATTTTGAAGCTACAGCAGCATGTGAACCTACATTACTTCCAGATGTAATCTGAGAAGCAACCCTGTTTTCCCAATCTAATGTTAAAAGATTAGTAATGTTTCTTGCTGCTTTTTCTTTAAGCTTTAATGGAGTATCAGCATTTGCTAATGTTTCATAATCCATTTCGTCTAATAGAGCATAGTTAGTTGCATAATAAGTATCTGATGATACGTTGTAATGAACTGTTCTACCTTTTGTTTTAGGCGCTCTAATTGTTGTTTCTGGTAATCTAAAGAAATCTCCTTTTGTGTATTTGTAATAAACATCAGATTGTTTGTTTACATTTACTATTGGGAAGATTTCATTAACGATAAAACCTTGAGGTTCAAACCCAACAACGAGGTTTGTCAAAGGCATATCGATATGGACATCTCTGCTTGTTAATCCCATTTTTCTATCTCCTTATGAATGAACAATTTAACCTCTATAACCGTTGTGTTGTATCAACAATTGGAAGTTACTTCCAGATGCACAACCTGATATTGACTTACCAAGTATGTAGTCTCCAGATGTAGCTACAGTAGCAGTCCCACTTGCAGTTACAGTTACCCAGTTTCCAGCGCCCATAGTAGCACCAGCAAAACAACGAGTAAGTCCAGCAACAACAACAGTTGCATTTTCGCCAGATTTAGGTTCATTGTCTAAAACTCCAAGTACACCAGCACCTGCAGCCACTCTCAATTTAATACCGTTTTCGTCATGCACGTTAACAATTTTATATTGAGCTGTATCTAAATCTTCTCTTGCGACCATTGATAAATATGTTTTTGTACTCATATTATTCTCCTTTTTCGTATTTGTCTTTTAGTTCTTTGTCGTTTTCTAAAACTTTATAGAGAGCATCTCTGTAAGTTTCAGCTTTGCCTTTTTGTAAATATACCTTAGCTCTTCTGTCAGCTTCTTCACCAGCATTGGTATAACCTTCTGGTAATTCGCCTTCTTCAGAAACTTCTGATAACTCTACAAGTTTTGGCATAGAAGAGAATATTTTTTTAACAAGTTCAAATTGAGATAGTTCAACTTCTTTCTCATCTTGTGTGTACTTGTATATTTTTTCATCTGATGTGTGTGACATAAGTGCTTTAAGTTCTTCTTCGAAAACTGGTAATACTTTGCCCTGTGCTTT